AAGAAAGAATCGTGTCCGACTACTACCATAGCGATCATACCCATCGTTGCATGTGGTGTACACTGATACAGGTAGATGCCAGGCGTATCAAATGTTATTGATACTTCTTTATTATTTTTACTTTTCTTTGGTAAATCCCATCCTTCAGGGCCTGCAATGAAGTGTACATTGTGTCCCTTTGATTTTGGATTCCAAGTTATTGTATCGCCTACGTCAACATGTGCTATATCTTTGGAGTAAACCATTTTTGCTCCATCATCACGTTTGTTTAACATATCGATTGTCATGTCTGCAGCGAACGCTGGAACAGACAGTGTAGCAATTACTGCTACGGTTGATAAAAGTTTAATCATGTTCTACTTCCTCTTAATGCAAAAAATAAACCACCTACCCATAAGAATACATGTAGGTTATCATATAATATTACGTCCCATAAACTAGTAGGTTGACCTATCCATATGACTCCTGTCATAATACAACAGATCACAATACCACAGAATCTTGTTAGTGCGTCTCCAAGATCTTGTAACCAAAAGTCCCAGACATAATCACCTGCGATTTTAGTAACCAAGATCCCACTAAGTAACAATCCTATACCTGCTCCTATTTCACCATACACTACGAACCACCACACCAAGTAAGGTAGTCCCCAAGAATCTGCATCTTCTATATTGTATGGTAATTTACTTAAACCTTGTTGTATAAACACAATGGCTAATGGGATGCGTAATAACCAATGGCTTAGACAAAACTCTGGAATTTTATTTAAAATAGATTTTATCATTTTCTTTCCTTAAATCATAGGGGGCGGTTTCCCGCCCCATCACTGTATTCATTTTTCTCCAGTTTGTCTCAACTGAGCAGCTTGTAACATACAACGTTTTGCTTGTTCATGATAACCATGACGTGTAAGTTCAACGGCTGCCCGTGAATATCCGACAATCTCTGCAGTTCTGGTAAGGGAACTCCATATGCCAGAAAACGGTGAAAAGACGTAACTCATTACTGCTGTAGTCATTACACCCACCCCTTTAGGTTAGTGTTTGTATCCACTGCAGAGCGTTTCAGTGTTTCATCACCTCGTGCTACTGAGTATATATCTCCTCGACCCAAACCGATATCATTTAATTCTGCATCGGTCAGTCTATTCAATTCCCTGATTGTTTGTCTTCTCATTTGATTTTTATGATAATTTTTCAACCAGTTTCTTGAAAATTGTAGAAGTCCTTCAATCGGACTCCGTAAGTAATTGTTTATTGCTAGTATGTGTTGTGTCATTTTCTTTACCCTCGTAAGTTTTACCAATATTAATTTTACGAGGACGCATTTCTTCTGGGATAACATACTTCAGTTCTATTGCAAGTATACCATCTTGAATATCTGCTCCATGCACGTTTACGTGCTCCGACAGTCTGAATGTCCTTTTAAATTTTTTGGTGGAGATACCACGATGGATAAACTCTCTACCTTTGGACACGTGATCCCCTGTCACCGTCAGTGTACGGTCTTTGACCTCTACTGATATCTCATCTTGTGAGAACCCTGCAATAGCAAGTTCGATCAGGTAATCGCTTTCACCTGTCTTAATAATGTTATGTGGGGGATAGTGATCGTTTGCATGTTTTGCAGTCCATTCGAGTTCATTAAATAAATGATCGAATCCGACAAAAGATGAACGTGGGAATAAATTTGAAAAGCCTGTCATTTGTATATCTCCTTCTGATCAAGCAAGATTGTAACGGAACCAGATCATTCTGCATTCCTGTATTATATATAAGATCTCTTCCCCTAAATGTCAAGGGGTAGAAATCACTTTTTTAGTCTGGCGCTGGTATTGTTCTAGCTGAACGTTGACCTCTTCTTTTGATACTAGAAGTCTTTGCTCTACCAGTCCCAGTTTTAATTGCCGTTTGATTTGCAATCCATTTTTTGGCAACAGGACTACTTGGTTTCTTTGACGCCCATGACTTCATTTTCTTATAAGCAGTCATGGCTGCACCTTCGTAGTTCGCACCATCTGAGTTGTCCACAATCACCATCATGTTACCAAATAGGTTCTGGAACTTACCGATATTCTTCTGAACATCTTTCCACATACCAGTAACCTGTTTTGCGCCGAGTGTTCTCGCACGCTTCTGGTCTCTGTTGATTGCAGTATCTAAATCTGTATTGACAAATATCATTGCAACTTCGTAACCCAACTGTTTGAGTTTACCGACTTGACCTGATATCTTGTCGAAGTTTTTACCTGTACCATCGATAACTAAACCAAGTCTACCGTTCACTGCAAGTTCCATCTGTTTCAAAGTAAGTGCGGTTGCACGTGAACGTGCGGCCTGACCCTTGTCTGTAAAGATATCTTCTGGTGTTGTTTTTAATCCTGCTTTCGCTAATTGTTTTTCGAAAGCAGGATCACTGTTGATTAGTTTCATACCAAATGAAGTCAATGCAGTTTTACCCACCATAAATGACTTACCACTACCTGGCCCACCTGCAAGAAAGACTGCCTTAAAGATCGATGGATCGTTGACACCTTCTTCCAGAAAATTAGTAAACCTTAACATTGTTCTTCCTATTGTTTTGATCCGATATTATATTTCGGACATAGTTCCCAATCGTTCTTTTCTTTAAATGGTATAATCTTAATCTGTCTCATTGGAGCAAGTGGTTCTGCATTAGCATCCATGCCAATCAATCCCCAATCACTCATTAACTGTGCTATAGTATTCCTTCTAGCAATGTCGTTCTCTTCTAAATTAGATTTCTTTCCATCTAGAAGAAATAATTCTTTGAAATGTACTATGAAGTACCTTCCCTGTTTGTGTAGGATATGACAAGACTGAAATAATTTCTTGTCCTTGCGTGATGCTACCCCAATTCTTGTGAGTGTTTCTCTAACCTTCAAAAAATCATCTGGTTCGTTTAACGTAACCTCTAACATAGAGGCAGGTGTCCACTCTACTATATTATTTTCTTCCACCTTTATAAACCTTCTGTTTCAATTCATTTATCTGTTCTCTTGTGAGAAGGGACAAGGCGGTTCTGGCTTTCTCATTATTATAACCATAATATTCCTTGACAACTTCCACGTCACTTTCGGATACAACCTTTTCCCACTTGGAGAATCGTTTGCGTTTCCTAACCATATTTATAAGAAAATCGAATTGTAGACGGTTATCAATGTTGTGGTTTATATTCATTTCATTTGCATACAATACCGTGTCTTTAAAGTATGACAAGGATCTATTTACCATGAAAGAGTTATACCCTCTCTCAGCAAGATCATCTATCATAATATCTTTCTTAGTATTGTTTATTGCATTGACATACTCAAATGGATTCACGACATATCCTCTACGCCTGAATCTTGAGCAGTCCACCCAGTCCCCATACCATCTATGAGATCTGCGTGAGTGAACTCTTTGGTATTGACATGATTGATATGTTTATCACCAAAGTAAAGTTGTGGGACTGTTCTGTGTCCATTTTCTTTTAAAAAGTATTTTGATTCTATATCTTCACTAACGTTTATAGTATCAAAGTTTACACCCCACTTGGTCAACTTGTTTTTCATAGCATCACAATAGGAACAATCATCTTTAGTAAACAATCTAAGTGAATTCGACATTTGCCATAACCTCTGTAAGACATGCAACTACGTTGAGTTCGTGATCAGCAACGAATGCATTTTTATACTGATAGTCTGCTAGTATTAAAACCAACTGTGGGATCGATGCAGGCGATACTTTTTGCGTGACACGATCATAGATAGATCTAAAAATAGAAGACGCATCTGTATCTATATTGTTTGCAACCCATGACCGCATCTTTTTAAAGTCTTTTGTTTTAAGAAAAGTAAAAAGATCGTCATAGTTTTTATCTGATATGTTTGCCAACACTCCTGCGTCTATACGACCTGAGAGTGAATACCTTTGCAGTTCGTTTATCACACGTCTCCAGTCTGGATAGTGTTTAATAATAAGATCCGCAAGTGGTGTCTTATCGTAACCTATACCTTCTTCATCTAGAATGTGTTGTGCTCTCTTCATGAACTGACCACAAAGTTTACCTTTGTCACCACTGTTGAATTCATACACACCACACCGAGAATGCAGAGGTTCGATAATTCTGTTCTTAAAGTTACAAGTGAGTATAAACCGACAGTTGTTGGCAAACTCTTCAATGAATCCACGAAGAGCAGGTTGGGTTGACTGTGGGTTTAGATAATCTGCCTCATCAAGTATTACAACCTTGTACCCACCTTGAAGTGAGACAGTACTCGCAAACTGCTTGATCTTACCACGGAGTGTGTCTATATTACCCTCTTCGGAACCGTTGATGACAATATAGTCAAGGTCAAGCATATTGCATAAGGCCTTGGCGACTGTAGTCTTACCAAGACCTGCAGTGCCAGTGAACAACATATTAGGAAGTTCACTAGACTCTACAATTTTAGTAAAAGTATTCTTTAAATCATCAGACAGAATACAGTCTGATATTGTTTGAGGGCGATACTTCTCTACCCATAAGAATTGATCCATTCAAAATCTCCATCACAAAAAACATTATATCACATTTGAGTTTGAATGTAAATCTTATTCTTCTGTCTCCATAGCTGCATCTTGTTGTAAGTTCTCTACAACTGATATTACTTGGATTGCTTGATCACGCAACTGACCAATAGTAGAGAGTTCTTCTCCCTTGAATCCACCACGTTGTGTTACCGCATCAACTACTGCAACCGTAGAACGTGATACTTGATTTGCGAGTTTCATCAACTCATCATATTTTTCTGCCATCTTATGCTCCGAATGTAGATGTTTTCTCTAGTGCAATCCAATACTTGACATTCACTTCTTTGTTCCTAAACTCACTGATCAACTTAGATGAAATACTCACCTGATAGTCACCTTGTATGATTTTAAGATTGGATATATTTAGGACAAATTTAAAGTCCTGCTCCGTTTTATTAGAGTATGGTACATCAATAGAATATGCATTAGATGTAGCATTCTCGTTGTCAACCACAGAAAGAATCAACACACCATCGCCTGGAGTGACTGACACTTCATTATGTCCAAGAGTAGATGCAGCGCTTCGCAGTTTACTAAGAGTGTTTGCGTCCAGATCAAACTGAACCTCACACTCAGGCATGTTAATATCTTTCTGGGGTGATGTAAGGGTTTCTTCTGGAGAGAAGAAGTACCTAACCTTCGACCGACCAGTCTGATCTGATATAGTTACAGACTCATCTGTAAAATTCAGATTAGGTTGATCAACCAAAGACAAGACACCAATGAACTCTTTGAGATCATAGATGCCAAACTTCTGGGCAAACTTATTATCGACTGTTGCAGTTGCAAGAACATTCTTTGCTTCACTGATAGTCTTAATAGTATTCCCTTCGTTGATTAGGATATTGGGATTAATATCCGAAAAGTTTTTAAGAACGTTTAAGGTTTGTTCCTGTAATTCCATAATATACTCCGTGGGTTAAACTTAGATAATTATACCACACTCTGACCTGAGTGTCAATACATTTTACTAAAGTTTCTTTCTTTTTTAAACTCAATTTTGTTTTCAAACTTGCCATCCAATATATCACCTTTGTGAGAAATTACAAATACATTTGTACCCTCACCTAGTGTATACAATATCTTCAGTAGGTTTTCCACACCTTCGTGATCAAGTGACGAATCAAATGTCTCGTCAAGTATCAGTAAGTTAGTGGCTACTGAGTTCTTCATCTTTGCAATCTGTCTCCAAGTAAACAACAATGCCAAGTCGATACGTTGTTTCTCACCTTCACTGAATGAGTCGTAGGTAAATGCGTCTCTGTGTCTTGAACGTATTGTCTCTGCGAATGACTCATCTAAGTTAAAGTGTACAAAGAAGTCTAGGGTTTGCAAGTATTGATTTGTAAGTTGATTGATTGCAGGTAGATACTGTTTTATGATCTTGGTTTTGATCCCAGTGTCTTTCAACATTTCCATCATCACAGAATTGTAGTTGTGTTGTTCTGATGTTTCGAACTTACTCTCCATCATAGATTGCTTCTCTTGTTTCATAGTCTCGCAATCTTCTTGTGCAACAGATAAATCTGCAGTCACCTCTTTATCTAAGAACTTCTGATACTCACCAATAGTTTTCTGTAAGGATGATATCTCTTTGTTGTTAGATGTAATCTGTGTAAACTTGTCTCTGAGTGATTTAAGAGTTTGGTTTGTTTCAGATATCTGTGTCTCTACCCACACTCCCTGATCACCTATAGACTTCTTTATAGATGTTAGGGACTTTGCTTCATGTTTGCATTCTTCTAAATTACTCTTACGCAAATCATCTGCAAGTGTTTGTTTACATTCTGGGCATGTGTCGTTTTCATCATAGAACTTTGCACGTTTACCAACACCAGACATCTTTGTTTTAATGTCTTGACTCTTGAGTAACAAGTCTTGTTTTCTATCTGACAAACTATTTAACGAATCTTCGGTAGACTTGATATCCTCACCACGACCATCACTCAGTTCATTGATTTCAATTTGGATACTATCTATTTCTGACTGAGACGCTTCTATTCTCTGTTCATACTCTTTCTTATTATCCTCTGTTAGTGATTTGATGTCACGTATATACTTCTCTTGCGTCTCTATCTTATTGTTGTAGATGTCAATCTTGTAGTTTAGATCCTGCAGTTTATCCTTGACAATGTTCTGCTTTTCCTTTAAGATAGTATTCATCTTAGAGAACACATTGATGTCCAGAAGATCCTCTATTACATCCCTGCGATGTCCACTCTGAAGTTGCATAAAGGGAATAAAAGAGGAGGAACCCAATACTACGACTTGATGAAAGGACTTGTGGTTCAGTTTGAGAATGTTTTGTTCAAGGATCTTCTGGTACTCTTTGGCATGTGATGATTGATTAATCATTATGCCATTCTTGTGTATCTCAAATACATTTGGTTTGATTCCTCGTGTAACCACGAAGTCGTTGTCACCTATAGAAAACTTAACAACAACCAACGTACCTTTACCGTTGATCGAATTGACCAACTGAGACTTAGTAATATTTCTATGAGGTTTACCGAATAGTGCAAAGGATATAGCATCGAGCATAGTGGACTTACCTGCACCATTATGTCCGACAACCAAAGTACTCTTTGACTTATCTAAATCAACCTCTGTCCACTTATCACCTGTAGACAGAAAGTTCTTCCAGTTTACCTCTTTAAATCTTATCATGCAATTTCCAGTGCCTGTGCTTCAGTCATGAGTTCTCGCATCTGAATCTTAATCTTGTCTTTGTCCAGATCCGTATCTACACCATCAACGTATGAATCTACGATCTTTGGTGTATCATCAAACTCCATGTTATCATCATGTACATTTTCACCTGTGAACTCTTGAAAGTTCTCTGCAATCTTTAGTTCGTGTATATTCTCGTTTTGAATACGGTCAATAAACCGATCAAATAAAAATGTGTCTTTCTTATTGACAACCACAACCTTCACAAACTTCTGTGCACACTGTGATACGTCATAGTTATTATAGTCTATTTTGTCGTCATTGTAAAGCACTTTATGAAATAAAGTATGTGGATTTATAATTTTTTCCACTTCTCTAGTTTCTGTGTCTATTACATGAAAGTATTTTTTATCGTGGGCATCAGACCAGAAGAACTCCATTTGTGATCCAAGATACCATATGTTATCCTGTTGTGATCCTACATGGAAGTGACCAGTCAGTACCTTCTCAAACTTAGAAAAGATCTTACGATCCATACCATGTATATTCTTGATACCACGCATCATTTCGAAACCATCTAGTTCAAGGTGTGCACCACACCAATCAGCCTTACAGTTCTTAATGAACTTCATAGTATCGTCATAGTTCTCTTGGTTGATCCAAGGGATCATTGCCATCTTGAGAGATCCGTACTCCATGACTGTGGGTTCCATAATAATATGGATCTCGTTCATGTAGTAACCAAGTAGTTCTTTCAGAGAATTTAAATCATTTGTATTTTTGTAATACGTATCATGGTTGCCTGGAATAATATCCATTCGCATGCCAAGTTCACGCATAGGATCTAGAACGCATTTACGACTATGGTTCTGCGCCTTAAAGTTCAAGAACTTACGATTATCATAATAATCACCAAGGTGAACAATTTG